GGATATAGGAGTCCTGATTTGAATCGTGCTATTGGTTCTAAATCTGACACATCACAACATTGTAAAGGTGAAGCTTGTGATTTTGAAATCGCTGGTGTTTCTAATTTACAAGTAGCTTTATGGATTAATAATAATTGCGACTTCGATCAACTCATTTTAGAATATTGGAAAGATGGTGAACCTAATAGTGGTTGGGTGCATTGTTCTTTTAAAGATGGATCAAATAGAAAACAAGTGCTGACATATTCAGGAGATAAGTATATAAATGGATTACCTGACGCAAAATGGTCAGATGGAAAACTACAAAACTAATAAAAAAAATGAAAGGTAGTTATGAAAAAAGCTACTACTACAAATGAAAAGTTTATAGAGATTGATGGTAAGATTCAATTACTTCATCAAAAGATTCACATTATAGAAACGAATCATCTTAAACATATGCAAAGAGATATAGATAGAATTTTGTATCTGATTTGTGGTGTAGGTTTAGCAGTAGTTTCCCAATTCCTTTACATTATTTCAAATTAATAGTACAAGTAACACTTGTATGAATCATAAAAGAATTTTAGTAATTTCTGATATGCACTTACCCTATCAGCACAAGGACTCAATAAAATTTTTAAAAGAAATAAAAAAAGAATTTAAACCTGACAAGATTGTGAACATTGGTGATCTCTTAGACTTCCACGCAATATCAATGCACGACAGCAATCCTGATTTATATTCTGCTGGTATGGAACTAGATAAAGCTAAAGAATATATTAAAATATTAGAAGATATATTTCCTGAAGTAATAGAAGTAGATAGCAACCATAGTAGTCTAGTTTATAGACGAGCATTAAAATATGGTATGTCAAAACAATTCCTAAAACCATATGGAGAGTTCTTAGGAACTAGAAAATGGAAATGGATTGATGATTTAACTCTTACTATGTCTAATGGCCAAAGATGTTTCTTTACTCACGGAAGAAGTGCAGATGTATTAAAGGTATCTCAAACTATGGGAATGAATTGTGTTCAAGGCCATTACCATACTAAGTTCTTAATAAGCTATTGGGCAAATCCTGATAATCTATTCTTTGCTATGAATGTGGGTTGTTTAATTAATCAAAAGTCTATGGCTTTTTCTTATGCTAAAAACTTTAAAACAAGATTTATATTAGGTTGTGGAATAATATTAAATGGAATACCAAGACTACTGCCTATGGTTATCAATAAAAAAGGCGATTGGATTGGTAAGATATTATGAAGAAGAAATGCTGTGGAAAGTATGCTTTAAAAGGCGAAAGAGCAACAGAGAGGGCTTTAGATAGACAAGTGGGTAGCACCCAACACTATAAAGCTTTTAAAATACAACCTATTGAATTTATAACTGCTAACAAGCTTAGTTTTATTCAAGGTAATGTTATTAAGTACATCTGTCGTTATGATAAAAAAAATGGTAAAGAAGATATTGATAAAGCAATACACTATTGCGAATTATTAAAGGAGTTAGAATAATGTGGTTTAGTGCAATTAAAATGGCAATAAGTGCTGGTAGCCATATCTATAAAAAAAGAGCAGAAACTAAAATGCGTATGGCAGACGCACAATATCTCCACGCAGAAAAGATGGCTAAAGGAGAGGAAGCATATCAAGGAAAACTTTTAGAAGCTAGACAGAACGATTATAAAGATGAAATTGTCCTTTTAATTTTAACACTTCCAATTATTGTACTTGCTTATGGAGTTTGGTCAGATGATGAACAAGCTATGGAAAAGATCAATTTATTTTTTGAGCATTTTCAAGCACTTCCCCAGTGGTTTACGAATTTATGGATTTTAGTTTGCGCCAGCATTTTTGGAATTAAGGGTACTCAGATATTCCGTAACGGAAAAAAATAATTTAATTTAATCTTAAATATCTATATTGTGAAGTATGAGTAACGAAATAGATTTTGTCATAACTGAATTAACTGTTGAAATATTGGCTAATAACAATATGGGTAGAGCAAGTTTTATCTTTATAGATCAGACTCCACATTTTCCTAAAGTAAATAGAATGCTTGACCAAATAGATGAAAAGGAAGATGCTTTTATTGGTAAGTATAGTATCTCAACAACTGAGATTACTGAGAGTACAGATATATCAAGCTTAGATTTTATTACTCACTAAGCAATAGATAAATATATAACACCATCAAAGAAAACATAACAATATAAATTGTTGAAATAGCAAATACTTTTGCCCAATTTATTTTCTCCTTTTCTTTTTGATAATGACCATTGTTATCTAAGTATAGTTTTGTCATTAGCCCTCTTGTTTATTCATTAATGTTAAATCTCTTTTTAACTCACTTTGTTTGAGACTCGCATATCTATCAAGATTATTATAATGCAGTTTTGCTTTTATGAGATTACTTTCAGCATCTGCATAATGTTTTACTATGTTTGTATATTCTTGATCTGTCCTAGCTTTATGTTCTGCTTCTATTACAGTTTTAGATTCAAGCTTATGTTTTAAAAAACATTTAGAGAAAGTTGCTTTCTTACCCTCGTCTAATACTATTGCTTTACCTTGCCACTCTTTCCATTCTCTACTAGCTTTTTCTAATTCTAAATATACTTGCTTACTGTTTAAATGTTCAAATGTTTCTACCATATTATCACTCCTGTTATAAATCCTATTACGAACCAAATGATCTCTTGCCTATAATACAAAGACCAAAACTCTAACTTCTTTTTTATTTTATGGGTATTCATATAAATCCTTTATTAGTTCTGCATCATCTTTTACTTTTGCTCTTAGGTCTTTAACTTCTTGTTCTAGTCTAGTTAATCTTGTTCTTAACTGACCATTTATTGTTTTGTGAGATTTATTCATAGTAGTTAAACGATCTATTGTGTTTTGGAGTTCTGCGTTATGATCTTTAAACATTTTATTGTTTTTCTTATATATCTCACACTCCATTTCTAAATCTTTTATCTTAACTTCCAAGTCTAAATCTCCTCTATGTTCTCTATCCATAAATTAAAATGGTATCTCATCATCAAGTTCACTCATTGCTTTATGATCTTCCATAGTAACAGGTTTTGCATTTTCAGGTGCAGATGGTTGGGCTTCTGTCATTTGTTGAGAAGAATATTGTGGCATAGCTTGACCAATAGGTTTCATACCATCTACATTTCTAGCTTGGTAATTATCTTTTACAAAATACCAAATAAACTTTCTTTGCATATTAGAATGTGTGTACTTATCCATTCTATCAGACTCTAAATCAACAGAACCTAATTTTAAAAGATAACCTTGTTTTACTTTTTCTACAACGTGCTTCTCATTTAACCAATTAGCAAATTGATAAGTTGAGTATTTTTTTCCTGTTGATGTATCTTTAAGCATAGTCTTACTTGATGCTTGGTATTCAAATTTAGGTGGTGTTTTACCTGTTGGCTTTAAATATACCTCTAAAGCTACAAAAGCTTCTTTTTGTTTATTATACATTTTGTTTATTCTCCTTTTTCCATTTTTTGAGTTTATCTTTAAATTTACTTTCTTGCTTATTCAAATACCTAATAGCTTTGAAAGCTTTAAAATACGATTCATCTATTTCAATAACCATCATAGAAACTTTTTTTAAAGGTTCTTTTGGTATATTTACAATAGCAAGTTTTTGTATTTTAAAATCCGTAGTTTCTTCTATAAATCTTCTATACATTTCTACTTGTATAGGTTGGTCAAAACTAAAATCTTTACTTGTTTTCCAATCCATAACAGCATTTTGACCATTCCATTTATCTTTTGTAACAACTACATCATTACAACCTGAACAATCAAATTTAGGACTATATAAAGGTAATTCACTAGCAACAACTTTAAATTTTTGTGCTTTCCACCATCTTAACCATTTTGTAGCCATAGTTTTAAGTGGTTCACTATTAGGTGTAGCTGGTTTTTTACCTTTTAAATATAAATCAATCCATTCGTGTAGATTTGTTCCAACATCTCTTGCCCAAGTTTCTTTTTCATCTGATCTTTGTTTTACCTTTTGTATAAAGGTATTTATTTCATCTATTGGTGTTTTGTTAAAGAGCATTATTTCTTTAATAGATTCATCTCTCATTTTCTTATACCAATTACCCAAAAAACCTTTATCCATTCTTTTTCCTATTTCAGTAGTAGCACTTGTTTTAGGTTGCCCATCTACATAGTATCTATAACCTTTAGCATTTGGATTATATTCTATTTTATTACCTACTTTATTTGTTATTTGTTGCTTACTCATCACCTCTCCCATTTATGTATAGTTTCTTATTTAGTTTTCTTAAAGGTCTAAAGAAGTAATCTAAATCTGTATGAGTCGCTTCACATAAGATTATAAGATCGTCTAAAGGAATCTTATTACTTCCCTTTTCCCTTTTCTGTACTTGTTGAAAAGTACATTTACAGATATTGGCAATTCTTGTTTGCGTATATCCTAGTTCTAATCTTCTTTGTCTCATTCTTATTCCAAGATACTCA